GCAGATGAAGCAATAAAGATTACAGCGATCGCTGCAATAATAGTACGAAACATATTATGTTTTCCTTTCCTTATGTTTAAACAAGTTCATTGTAGCATAAGGAAGTAGCAATACCTAGAAGTTATTTGTAGATATTTCTATTTCTGTGGGGTTTGCAATTTCCCGCTCAAGCACTACAAGACGATCCTGTAACTCCAATGTGTACTTGATTAGTTTTTGATACTCGTTGGCAGCGTGTTGTGCGTCAACTCTAGTAATACTAATACTCGGACTAACGCCAATGGTTGCCTTCTTTACAAACGTTTCTAAGTTATTAAAGTTTGGCAGTCTCATAATTTTTTCTGTTTCTCTTGCATTTCAAACTTGTTCATATATGGACCTACAAAATCATTTTTGCCTAGCGTAATTAACTTAGGACAATAACTTGGAAGCCAACCGCTTTCAAACTTAATAATATAGTATCCAGCGCAATAAAAACTCTGACTCTTGGGAGTCTTAGTGTACAACGGTAACTTCCGCTTTAAGTCAAAAATGTCATTAAACGGTTTGCACTTACAAGGAAATCCGTGTACGTCAAAGTCCTTGTTTTTATCTTCTGTTACTTCTAGTTCGTTGCCAGTAGCAAATTCAATTTTAGTTGAGTCACACAATGATTTAAAATCCGCAAATCTAGCACTTTTTTGATTAATAGTAAGAACGAGATCCTTGGTTTTACGCAAGGTGCCTACTTTTTCTCCGTTACGTTCTACGATCCAAAACTTTTCGTCAATGATGGGTTTAGCAAGCAACATCTTTATCCTTCTCCACGTAACTCTTTTGTAACCATTCTGCATACTTAGGTGCTTCGTCTGCAATGCGCTTTAGCTCATACTTACCACAAAACTTTAGGAACTTTGCTCCTACCATTGGGTTCTGTTTAGGAGCCATCTGCGATCGCATAGTGCTATCAATATACTCTTTAAGCTCTTCAGGCTGTGCTGTTAAGTCTACTAGTACACGATTGCGTTCGTAATCATCTAGTACACGATGCTCTTCGCCGTTGTGATCTGTCCAACGTTGTAACATCATATTATTCCAATTAAAGCCCTTGCTATTGCGATCATCAAAGGCTTCTAGCAATCCTACTTTGTTCTTACTGCCTTTTTTGCGGACGCCTGGGTAAGCACTAAAGATATTATCAGTTGCATCGCCTCGCATACACTTCTCAAACAACAGCCATTCAGGATGGACTTCTTTGTGTTCACCAGTCTTCTTATCTTTTACAGGCTTGCCAAAGTCATCAAACACTCCATCAAGTGTAATCATGTTATTAGAGATGCCATTGTACTGCTTAACGTTCTCGCTAACTAGCTGAACAAAGTCAGTATCACTGCTAACAATAACGTGTTTGTCTTCAGGATGCATGTTAACAAACCGTGCAATAATATCATCTGCTTCTGCGATATCACACTGCAATGTGCTACAGTTTGCATTTTCTGTTAAGAACGTAACCAAAGAGTCGTATGCTTCAAAAAATAGCGCATCTTCTTCTTGCTCTAGTTCTGTCTTTGCTTGCCTAGCAGCAACACGATGTGCTTTATAAGGCTTAAAGAAGTCTTTACGCCAACTACGCCCTTCTAGAGCAAATACGACATGGTCAGCCTTGCTGATACGCCAGGCACGATTAACTGCACCCATTGTTACATGGATAGCAAATCCTACCTTGGTCCACATATCCATGCCACGATGGGCAGCGTGTCTAGCACGAAAGAATGTATTTAGAGAGTCTACAAGTAAATATGTCGTCACTTTTACCTCATTAATTCTAACCGGGGTTAACTGTCTTATTATTCGTTATTATACTACTAGATTTACTAGAAGTCAACCGCGGAAGTAAAAATTTAAACCATGCATTGTGGCCATCTGCGCCATAGTGCTGGCTATCAGGGCTAGCAGTTTTAAACCCTCGGTCTTGTAACCAGTAATAGAATGTACTAGATTTTTCATATGGGTTAATGTAACTAGCACCCCAGTCTCTTGGCTCGTCAACATCAAATTGGTTGTATGAGTTAAAGAAAATATGGCGCATGCCTTTGTCGTCTAACTGCTCATGTAAGTCCCAGATCTGGTCGTGCCAGTATTTGCACTTTTCTCTGACTACATCAGGAGTTTGGTTAATAACCCATCGTTTATAACGGTCACCAAGTTCTTCTGGAACATTGTCAGTACCACTAGCAGTTACTTGGACATAATTATCGCTAGAATCTTTCCATTCTTCACGTTCCCATGAACTCCATCCGATTACAATTAAGTCATCTGGATCTTTAATGGCATTAGGTTGTGCAAAAAACGCTTCCATTCTGTCAACATGTGCTTGTGTAGTTCTAAGTATACGTTCATTGCTACTAGCACTCTCTGCATCAGGAACAAACCAAGTAGATAGTGCTTGTGCTAGTTTGAATCCATAAGTTAAAGGAACTGCATCAGGATGAGCTTGACGTCCAAGTTCTGCATACTTTGGGTCATCTTCTGCAAAGCAATAATCTTTAATTAACTCAGCGCCTGCGCTGTGGCTATCGCCGTTTACATATAAGGTCATATAGACTTTCCTTTCATTCTAAATCTAACTCCTTTAATTTAAACCATAAACAATCTAATCCTATAACTAGTGCTAGGATTAATCCTGGCTTTAATACTACTCCAAACATCATTGGCAAACCCAGGAATAAACCCAAGTACCGTGCTAAAAATTTAATATATCCATCAAGGTCTTTTTTAGGTATTGGTTTTATCATTTTTCTGTTTCAGTTCATCTTGTAACATCTTAGGATAACCAAATGCTTGGTCTCCGATGTCATACCAGCATGATTGGCACAATGGTCCTTCCATTTCTGAACCACCCAATGCAATCTGGTTATTTTTATCTATAAAATATTTAATAAAGTTTGCAACTTTAGTTTGGCAACCACAGTTGACACAGGATAGTGTCACAGAGCAGGAACTATATTAAAAAGAAAGTACTCTACTGTTAAGTACCAAGCCCACACTGGAAACGCCACTGCTAGTAACGTACTCCAAAAACCGTTTGCTAATACTATTCCAGACATCCATGCAATGCACAATATTAACCCGATTAAACTTTGCATTATTTGTATTCTGCTTTGCCGTCACCAATCTCATTTCTAGTAACCATGGCTTCGTCTTTCTCGTATGTTTCCATAACAACTTGTCTACAAACATCCTGGAACCAACGATCAACCATGTCTTCTTCTACTTCGTTACGATATCCTGCCTTAAAGAGCATCTTAATAAACTGTGGGTTCCAGTCAAGTTCAAATGCACCACTGCCAGGATTGTCTGGATCAACTTCAAGATCAATAACATTAACCCAGGGCTCGTCTTTCTCAGTAGCGAGTTCCTTGGCTGACTTCTTAGGAGCTCGTTTCGGTTTAGTAACTTTTTTAGCCTGTCCTAATCCTATCGCTTTCTTAGCGTTATCTAAAAGTCCCATTCTATTATCTCTCCTGTATTGTGTACTTTAAAATCTTGTATGTCATGTGGTGTTCTTTTTCCTAGTACAACTGCCGCAGCTCTTACTGTATCACTGTGGCAAATTATAATGTGCGGCAGTTCGTTACTTCGATCTTCTATCTCTTTTAAAAAACTATATACTCTAGATCCGGTATCTTGTAAACTTTCTCCGTTAACCAGAGGAGTTTTCCATTCCTGGGGAATTTGTAATTGTGTGCCAGTTATATCACCAAAGTCACGATCTCTAATAAACGGGCTTACTTGTTGGGTTTTTCCCCAAGGGGTACTTTCACATACAATTCTTGCTGTATTAAAACTACGTCTTAGGTCACTGCAATACACATTAGCAATCTCTACGTATTTATCTGCTAAGACCGTAGCGATGTGTTTAGCTTCAGCCATGCCCTGTTCAGTTAGTTCAGGGTCATGCCATCCTGCTATTAAGTTTTGGACAGTGTATTCACATTGTCCGTGTGTTACCCAAACTGACTTCACAACCCACTCTTTCTTAGCTTATCTTCCATTAGTTCATCTGGTATCTTTTCTTTTACCGTAATGTCTTTCTCTACAGTAAACACATCAGGAAGTCCAGTGCTATTATTACGTTCCCCAGGCATTGCCGAAAACGTCGACATGAAGCCGGGGGGAGTAACGATAGCCTTTTTTAAGTGCCAGTTCTGCGACATCTTTTCCGTTTTTAAAATAACTTTCTGACGTGCCTCCGACAGCCATGAGGTATACCGGCGCTTGGACTCCATTGGATCCAAATACTGACACAGCCTTGTCAACTTCATCCACGTCCACAGTATCACATACCACAAACTTGAAATACAATTGACTATTAGGAATATCGCTGTAACTACGAGCAATGTCAGGCTTAATAGCGTCATCCCAATCATGTCCACTAACCGATAATTTAGGGGAACATGACCATGTAACATGTATTCGCTGTGAATTTGTGAGATAAGATTTGAAATCGTTGTGCAGAGTTTGTGTGGTATTTGTTTCAAATGTAACATTTTTTAAGTCCTTCATACGAGGGTGTTCAAATAGTTCTGTATACATACGTTGCCATCCTAACAATGGCTCCCCTCCAGTAACTACTAAATGGATATCCTGACCATTCTCCTGTGTCCAACGTCCGTCTGGAGTTAAACTTAGTAAATGTTCTACTAGTCCGTCTACGTCTGTGTTATTTTGAAACTTCTTAAACGCAGGATGCCACGCTGCATAACTATCACATCCTGTTGTTGCTAGTGGGAGATCATCCAGTTTCTTATACTTTTCTGGATTTTCCATAACTTCAGCAGCAATTTCATCTGGCTCATTGGTCTCTTGACCGCGCGGCAGTCCAAACCCAGGACACGTAAAGTTACATCCGTACATGCGAAGGAAAACACTGGGAACACCAGTAAATCTTCCTTCGCCTTGTACACTATAAAATGCTTCAGTGTATCTAATTTTCATTGATGCCTCTTATTTTAATTTAGATTTAAGATCTTTAATCATGTTTGGCTTGGTCATACGACGATCCAGTTCAACTCCTAGATCACGGCCATGCTCTTCAATCTTAGCTTTAGTCATTTTTGCTATATCTTTAGCAATCTTTACTTTTGCTTTTGCTTTTGCAGCTTTTTCTACAATAGCATCTGAAGCACCACTAGCAATAGCATCTAACGTGTCACTTGCAACTTGAGGTGTTCTAGTAATCATATTCCATAGTTTATTAAACATCATATTCTCCATCTTCTCTGTGACCAACACGCATTGCCATGTTGGCGTCTGTCTCTCTTACCTCTACTCTGGAACACCAAACACGAGTGCCTGGCTCATATGCTGGAAGAAAGATAGTGTTTATATATTCGTATAAGAAGTCAGATAAGCCTTCGCAACCTGATTTTTCAACTTCTGTAATCTTAGCAAGACCCTTCTTGCCAAGTTCTAGTAGTGTTTCGCGCTCTGGATCATCTTGGGCTACCAGTAGCGTATGGTCGAACCAATCTTCGAGATTGTCTTTTAGTGGACGCAATCCACCAAAATCAATAACCCAGTTTCGTGCATCTAAATCATCTGTTTCAAATTCAAAATGGAAACTTAAAGCGTATCCATGAATTAAGTTACAGTGACTATCTGCCCTCCACTGTCGATAACAGACTGGGCCTAGTTGTTTGTATGTTTTTGTGCTAATATATTTTGCCATCTCTTTACTCCTTGTAGTAGCAAGTTTGATGACACGCAGAATATTTTAAGAGGGTTGAGTGTCTTAGTCCTCATTGTATGTAATATACTACTATACTTATCACTATTTTGCAATAAACTTTTCACAAAATTCACGTTTAACTGCTTGCATAGCGATAATAGATCTCATTGCAGGACATCGTCTTTGTGGTCCTTTGCCAATGTGTTCTATACTACTGTCAAACATAACAAGTTTTCGAGGTTCATATTCCGAACTGTATAATCCATCTTCTCCAACAAATGTAGTATCTCCGCCCCAGTTGCGTTCCCAGGTCTTATCTGTATAAAGAACACCAGTAACACTCTTGTTAGGACTAGGCCAGTCTGTATGGAAATCGCCATCTAACCCAAAGGTGTTAGCACATGCCATACTACGAATTAGTACATAATCTTCTGGACATTGTGCTACAAACCTAAGTGATATTGTTTTAATTATGTCTGGAGTGTCTTGTGTAAACTGTTGATCCTTAACTTCAAAAAACCCTTGAGTCCACATAGGAAAGTTTAAATCGTATCTGCCATCGTCACTGGTCTGACCAAAACTCCATTTGTCAGCAAGAACCACTGACTTAATTATGTCAGTGTGTTCCTGTTCAGTTATCCAGTCGTTGTGTTGTTTATAAAACACAGTTTACCACCACTCTTCCCAGGGGAAAACAATCCAACTAGGATCTTCTGATTTGTCAATCTCTGTGCCAATGTAACTCATGCTTACATTGCACTCACTGGCTAAGTTATCCATTAGTACTGCAAATCTAACGTTTGTTGCATTGTTAACATCCCAGTCGTCCATGATCCAGTTAAATGTAGCACCAGTGTCGTTAATGTCGTCTAATACAAGAATGTTTTTTCCTGCTTGGGCATCATCTGCCATCCATAGATTCGATTCTTTTTCATCACCGTCGCGAAGTCTAACATCCAGTGTGTGCATCTTAATGCCAGTGAATTGGCTTAACATTACTGATGGAGTAAGTCCGCCTCGTGTGATGCCTACAATGTAATCAGGCCGCCAGTTGTCTTTGTATAGTTGTGATACGATAGTAGAAACATATTTTTGTATATCAGTATTAGTTAAGTAAATCTTATTCATTTTATATAGTCCGTTGTTAGTAAGTTGGGTATTCGTAATTATCAGTTTCTGTGTTTAGTTGGAGAACAAAAGCGCCATTATTTAAATGGAATCTTTTAGCCATTGCTGTTTTTGGACTTAGAGTTACCAGTCGGTGTACGGTATCATCTTTTTTTATTATTTCCATTAGATCCGTTATTATTTTTCTACCTGCACGTGGTTTCTTACTCCAAACTGTATAAGCAACTGCAATACTACTGTGTGTGCCATTATTTGTGGCTTGACTTAATTTGTCTAGTTCTTTAACAGTAGTCGGAACATCATTACAGTATGCTATACAGATCGCCGCTTTATATTCACCGTCCTCTGTTAGAGCGTATACTGAACGTCCATTTCTTAATCTAAATTCTAAATCAAGCTCTGGACGAACAGGGTCATCACTTACTTTAAAGTTAAGTTTCTTATTATTGTCGTAAGTGATAACCGTTAGTTCCATTGTAGTTCCTTAGTAAGTCCAGTTAAGTTTAACACCAGCTGACCGCTGATTGTTTCCGTCTGTGCCGGCAACGTTTACACGCATTTCACCAAACGCTGCCATCGAAAACCTTTGATCCACTTTGTAGTTTAAGAACAAACCAAAGTCATGTTCTAGAACCTGTGTGCTTGCGTCTGCACTCCCGGAATCAAACTGCACTGCTCCGTCTACCGAACGTCCAGTAGGCACTTTGTAGTTCATACTACCACTCATTACGTGTAGTGGCTGACTATAAGTACCGCCCACTGTCCATCCTGCCGCTGGCTTAAAACCTAAGCCAGTGTTAAAGCTCTGACTAATTAAGCTACTGAATCCAGTAACTAGACTAAAGTCTTTGCTTGTTTCCACATCAGTAGTACCAATCTGGTAGTTACCAAATCCAAACACTTGGTCACTAAATTTATGACTAATGTTTAAACTTGCATACTGAGTTGTGTGATTTTCGCCAACACCCATAAATCCTTCTTGGACGTTATTAAGAAACTTACCTGTTTCTTTAAGAAATCCTAATCCAAGATTAAGACTAGTTTCTTCATCTTCAAAGGCCTTATAGTTAGCGTTCAATGTATAGTCGCCTCCTGCGTTACTATTCATTTTCATGCTTGTGGAGAAACCCATGTATTCAGGAGTAGCGATGTTTTGGTTAGTACCAGCAAGATTGCTATACGCATCGTATTTACCGCCACCAAATGCCAGTCCTTCAACATAACTTCCTGGACGGGTATCTACTGCCTGTGTCTGACTAAGATCAACTGTAAAGTCTCTCTCAAACTCATCAAGCACTATAGCATTACTTAGTGCGGCAAATGCCCCTGGGTTAATATTACCAATTGCAGCACCGCCACTTAGGCTAGAGATACTACCGTCAGTACGCCCGCTTGTTGGGATACCAGTTGCGCCTACAGGCTGTGTTGCTTTATCTAGATCCAACAATCCTGAACCGTGTGTGTTAACATGATAACCAGCAATCGTCTTATCAGCAGTCTTAGTAACCAACTGAACAAGATTTTCGCCCTTCATGTGAGGCCACATTTGGTTTAGGATAGCAAGTGATCCAGCAACTACTGGAGTAGACATACTAGTACCAGTCATTATCTCGTTACCGCCACTTTTACTAGCACTTTCCAAAGCACTTCCTGGAGCAAGAATGTAGAAGTCTGAAGTACTTTTTGCATCAGTACAAGAACCACTAACATAACTAGCACACATATGTCCTGCTTTGTTGCCAAGAATCTGTTTACTATCAAGATTCCAGTTACCAACGATTAACATACGGCCGCCTAAAATAAGATTGCCGTCTGTGTCAGTAGCAGTAGCCATCTGTCCAGTGCCAGGAACATAATCGTAACCATGATTACCTGCGCTGTTAACAAACACTTGCTCTGTACCCAGTGCCGTTGCGTATGAAGGAGCTTCGTCTGTTACTCCATTGTAACCATGCTTACTATAAAAGTGATGACTACTATGGTACTTACCATCGCCATCATCTACAATACTAGATCTAAATGCACTATCAGTATTGTAGTTTGCACTAACACTAATTGCAACTGCACCTAAGTCACGAGACCATGCCATGGCTTTTTTTGCACGACCAAAACTAAATGCAACCCCTTCAGAAATCTTAGCAACCGCAACATCAGCATCAAACGCAACACCGTGTGTTCCAGTACCATTCTTACGACCAGCTGCAAGTCCAAGAACATGACTACCATGTCCATTACTATCGTTCATACTAGCATCTCCGTTGCCAGTAGTCTTAACATCAGTTAGTGTATTGTAGGTATACTTAACTGCACTGGATAAGTCATTATGATCTACATCATATCCAGTATCAGCAATAGTAATTAAACTACCCTTGCCAGTCCAACCGCGACTGTAAGCATACTCTGCTTTAATGGCTGACTTATAGTTTTGACCATTATTTGAGCCATTAAACTCTGATGTGCGGTAGCTAGCTGGATCCGAATTAAAACCTGCTGTACGTGTACCTAGGTCAGCATGATCATTACCAACTGGAGTTACTGGTGCGGCTTCTTCAACAGCTTCTACTGTTACTGAATTCTCACTCATAACCTTGGACCACATATCATTTACTACAGTATTTTCAGTAGCAACAGTTGTTACAGTATCACCACGAATCAACTCTACACGGTCATCTGTCCATGTCTGCTTAGTAACCGGAGTAGTCTTAGTAGTTGTAGTGGTTACAATAGTTGCTGTTGTAGTGTAATTACGTGTTATTGTCGTAGTCTTAACTGTGCCAACAGTATTGTCAGACGTAACATCATCATGCTCAGTAACAAACACTGGGTCTGCTTCTGTAACTGTAGTAATTACTTCGTTAGTAATAACTTCATTAGCAACAATGTGCTCAGTAGACGAAGTATGTAATACTTCATTATCTGTAACTACTACATCATCCACAACTACTACATCCACTTGATCAGTAGCATCATCTGTAAACGTATGACCATCTGAATAAGTGTAAACAGTAACCTTAGGATAGGTAGTTGTAGTAGTAACAGGAGTAGTTGTTGTTGTGTTAGTGTTACGGAACGTCTTGTGCAAAATACTTGTATCGCTTTGCACTTCTTCTATTAAGCGATCAGTATATACATTCTCTACCGTGTCTGCTCCGCGAGTAACTACTATCGTAGGTGTATTCTGAACATCAGTAGTAAACGTAATATTTTTACTCATCTCTTCAGAGGACACTTGTGCCTTAGCATCAAACGTTTGCTTGTTTTCAACACTACGTATAGCACCTTTATCTGTTTTCATAGTGCCATCACTAAAGACAGTAGTAGTAACGTTCTGTACCTTAAGGGTAAATGTACGATCATACTCCATGTTCTTTGTAGTAGTTTTCGTCCATGTTGCAGTACGTGTTGTGTTACCAACACTATCACCACCAGTAAGAGTTTGCTCACCATTTGCAATGTCAGTTGTCTTGACACGCTCTGCTGAGTTAGTCGTTGCTGATGTTTCTACAGTTACAGAGCTAGTAGATGCACTGATAACAGTTGGAGTAGCGCCGTCAAAAATAGCTGCCTTCTTCTCCGTAATTTTACGGTCCAACGTTTCCTTCTTTGCGAGGAATTCAAAATCTTTTGTATCATAGCTGCCACCGTTGACAACTTTAGTAACTACGGGCCGTAGATCTTCTTTGAGAATCTTAACAACAGCCTCAGCTTCTCTCCACTCTGCGGTGGATAATTTAACTGCAAGTAGTGTTGGGTTCATGCTGGATTTATAATCGTCCCAGCTTTTAATAACGTTATCGATCTGAGAAACAACATTACCTGCCATTTTCACATCGTTTTCGTTAGGGTTAATTAGCGCACTGATACTAGCACTACTCTGTGCTACTGCAACCACTTTCTCCAATTCGGAGACTTGGCTACTGATAGCAGCAAAGGCACTATTCGTTGTCAATGCACTAGTAGCACTTCTAACAGCATTTACACTATCGCCTGGATTACAAGCGGTAAGTGCAGTTGTTGCCATTAGAAGTCCAAGAGTGCTTCTAAGTTTCATATTAAAACCTCTATGTCTAAGTTGTATGTGTACACAGCCTATCTGTGTAAACTATAACTTATAATAGCATAGGTTAGTAGAACGTCAACCGTTCTTGAAACTTATTTAATTATTTTTTGTTAAGTAGATCCCATGCTACATAATGTTTCTGGAGATCTTTAAATTCTTCCCATTTAGCCTGTAACTCAGGGTGTTCCCCACATAATTCAATGTCTATATAGTAACTATTTTCCCTAACAGCCTTCATGATTGGGTCTGACTTGTCAAATCTAGATGGGGTTGGCTTAATCTGCACCCTATTTTCATGTGAGTCACCAAAATCTTTTGCGAACACTGTTAGGCCACCATCCGGAGATTCGTAAATTTTTGGGTTTACTTTTGCTGTAAAATTTGCCATGTTTCTTTCCAATCTTTAACGTGTGATACTTTACAGTTGCGTCTATTTTTAAGTCTGCTTGCAATGCTGTGGTCATTGCCTCCTGGCTCGCAACGGTCACCAAAAAAGTGTATGTCTTGTCCACGGAAGTATTTTAATGATTGTGATTTGTCATAGCCTTTAGGGTAGACATCAATTCCTGTTTCTCCCCCAACACCAGCAGTTAACTCAGGGAACAAAGTCCTAATCGTAACACAAAGTCTGTGTCGTTCGCCAGAAATATTATCCCAGTTAAAGTAATCTGTTCTTTGATTGCCAACTGCATTCCTGCCCACTATGCTAAAATTAAGTGACCCTGGCCTTACTTCTATATGATTCCCATACGCATGTTTGTATTCACTGTCTGCTAAACATTTGTTAAGTACATCTACCAATTTATCGCTGGGTGTCCAGTTGTTTCTTGTTAAACTTACTCCGTTACGGTAAACATCACTACCACTACAATTAAAACAGTAACGTGCTTGATCAAATACATCCTGCCCTAATTGTTCAACAGTTTTATCCACATCACTTCCAGTAATTAAACTAAAGTCAGGAAGTGTCTTAAAGAATTTTTTAAAGTCTGGGTCCATTAATCCCCTGCTGGGGGTTAGTGTACCATCCACATCGAATAACAGTATCAATTACTTTTCCACTTCTGGTTGCATGGATTTTAGATATACAATGGTTGCGGCACGTTTCTTTTCTTTTTTCTCACGGAACCCCATTTTCGTACCTTTAACTAATTTTTTACTCTTAGTAAGCCATTGGTCCATTAACTCAACAGTCCATACAGGATTCTCTTCTGCCCATGCTCTAAACTTCTTACTATACTTGTAGTCTTTATTTTGAGCAGTGCCGCGGTTAAAGACATCCCAGAGGTTTGGGCCCATCTTGTTTTTGCCATCTTCGTTAATGGTGTGGCAGGATACACACTTTTTAAATGATTTTTTATCTATTGGTATTAACCTAACCTCTGCCCACGATGGCGTAACTATTAACGCTGTTATTACTAGTACCCATAGTATAACCTGTGTTGCTATTATTGCTGGTGTTGATAGTAAATTTTTTAACATTTAATTAGAATGTCCTTTCTCAAAAGTAGGCATTCCGTATTTGCCATTATCTAATGTATCGTCTGTAGCAACATCGAACATGTACCCAAAGTTCTTTCGAAGACACTCAAGTTTATCCTCTGCTTGAGTTAGCTTAATGATTGCTCCGTCCAACTCTCTCAACTTATACGCTTCGCCTAGATTAACTGGCATATAGTTAGGCTTGTTATTCTTAATAAATCCAGTTATGGCTTCTTTGCAAGATGCCACGTCTTCTTCATATTGTTTCTGTAATGCATTAATCATTGTTTTTCTCCTTCTACTTACATACAAATCCTTGCTGAAGTTTAATGTTGTCCATAAACTCTTTCTTACAACCAGGATCGTTATGGAAACTACCACGCAAGATAGTTGTTTGTGTTAAACTGCTAGTGGCCATAATGCCGCGGTTCTCACAACATCCATGAGTTGCGTGTATATAGACACCAACGTTATTACTGCCTGTAGCTTGTTGAATCTCATTGGCAATAACCATGTTAAGTTCTTCTTGCAACGTTCCACGTCTAGCACACCATTGTGCAATTCTTGTGTATTTACTTAGGCCAATAAGTGTATCAGCAGCAATAATGCCAATGTATGCAACTCCACTTACAGGCTGATGGTGGTGTGAACAGATACTTTTTATCTCACTGCGAACTACTAACATGCCATCATAACTATCAGTAGTGTTAGGAAATGCAGTGGCCTTAGGACGTGGTGTATATCTACCACTCATAGTCTCATTAATATACATCTTGGCAAGACGTCTACCAGTGTCCATGCTGTTTGGATCATTCTCTTTATCGATTACCAAACTGTCTAGTACTGCTTCAAACTTTGGAGTAAGCTCTTCAATAAGTAGATCTGTCTCACCATCAAGTATAAACTCGCTAATATTGTCACCAGCCCAGTAACGAGCGCCGGACTTTTGTATTCGTTCTTTAATAACTTCGGAAGTCTTTGTCATATACTATGTTCCTAATAAAGTGTTAATCATAGTACTACTTGATAGGTAGTCTTTGATTAGTATTTGTTGCTGTTGTTTAATTAAATCTTGATAGTCAGCAAAGTTATCAAGGCGTGTGTTAATAAATTCTACTAGTTGATCTCTGTGATGGATAAACTGTTCGTAGTTTTCTGTCCATTCTCTTGGATACTTAAACTCTGGTAAGTACATCTCTGCATAACTGCAACGGTCAGGCACGATGGGAACGGCCCCTGTAAGTACTGCTTCCATTACACTAATACCTAAATTTTCATGTAATGCACAACTAAAGATAGCTTTACTAGTACCCATTTTAGCATAGTAATCAGCTTTATCCAAATTCATTTTCTGTGTGATTACCACATCAAAATCGTTTAATAAGTTTTCAGCAATCTCAGGCTGTTTGTCGTCGTTGTAACGATGCGGCCACATAACAGTGTTTTGTTTATCTGTGCTTTGATACTGTGTTAGCGAGTCAACAATAAGCTCATGTGGTTGTCCACTACGGATTGCTTTGTGATGATATTCTTCTGGAATGTTTAAGTTCTTTAAAAACATGCTTCTGTGGCTCTCACTAGCATAATAGTTGTAATCACTACTATGGAACCAACTAGTCTCAACATGACTAGGCCAGGGCTTTTGCATCTTATAACCCAATATATCACTGGGATCATAAGCACCAGCATGCCAAATACTATGGATCTCTACTGGAATCTCCAGTAAGTCACTCATGTATTTGATAGGCGTAATAATAAAGTTCCATGCATCAGTAATTAGGAACTTATCACCGGCTTTAATTCTGCCATGACTAAACCAACGACTTACTTGTTCAGTTTGCGATGCCTTGTAAACATTAGTTGCCCCAAAGTCTAAAAACGCACCTGAGCTAGTCTTATCTTCAATTCCAGCACCGTATACAGTGACCACTTCATAGTCCAGATTTTGCTGGGCAATATTCTTTTGTAGCATTTTAGGAATATTATCATACCATTGTCTTGTGTAACGCTGATCAATAGGTTCAATAGGGATAATGTAAATGGTGTTCATCGTTCATCGTCCTCTTCCTGTGTGCTATCAATGTCAGTATTAACCGGAGTTGCATCACCAAAACTAAACAAACTATCAAAAGTGTCACTGTTCTTGAGGTTTTTCTTACGGCTTAGTTTCGCAATTAACTTCTCGTGCTTTAGTAGTTCAGCATCAATAGCCGCCATGCTACCGCCATAGTCTTTCTCAAACAAACTTTCGCATACTTGACTAAACTCGATATACTGACTTGGAACCCAGGGATTGATACCATGTGTGCGTGTCATTAACCTGTTTGCCATCTGTACACTGTCAATGTGTTTGTAGATATTATGTCCCATCATTAAACAATAAGCAAAACTATCCCAGCTTGTTTTACCTTCTTTACCAATCTTATTTAGGTCGCCGGGATCATACCAGTTAATATCTTTCCATGTTAAACGCTCACCAATTGGACTATCATCCCAGGGCCAAGGAGCATCTTTACCTTGTGGGTCCTTTTCATCCACCATGTGTACCATGTTGTAGCCGATACGTTTTTCATCAAAGGTGTTGTGTGTGTAAACCTGTCCATTAGCAGTTGCAATAAACGGGCTAGCACAATCCATACTAATAGTAAGATTAGGATTAACATGCTTTCTAATAGCACGTTGCATAGCAGTATACATAACTCCTTGATCTAATCTACCTGTGCCCAAGAAGTGTATCCACTCTGAGTTTTCTAGGATCTTTAGTTCCTTTAGATAAAGTAATCGACGTAGACTGTGGTTAACCATTGTTTTCTGGATACCACCAAATGCCCAGCCACTTGTTTCACCAACTACTGGCAAACATACCTTATCAAACCAATCGTCTGCTTGTGCGTATGTACTACCCTGGCAGACATTTAAGAACTTCGTCTTACCCTGGCGATGGTTAAAGAAATAGTTGTTATTAGCAATAGTTGCGTCTCTAAACTCGCCATAATCATTAAGTCCACACTTGGGCTTGCCAGTTACTTCATCAACAAAGTTTAATCCGTTAGTAGGAATATCTAGTACCATACTATAGTCTGCTGTATTCTCTAACCAGTTTAATACTTTGCCGCGAGTCTTATCCGTTTCAGTACATTCCCCTTCTGGCTCAAGCCAATTGCCTGACCAAACACCCTTGCTAATTTGAAAGCCGCCACTGTCGCCAATTAATGTAGTAAAGTTCTTGTCGCGGCCATGGATCATGCCTTCCTTGGCTGGTGCTTTGTTCATGTCTAGTTCAGCATGCCCTGCACTATACAATACATGATCATATGTAAAGTAACCTGCTTCTGGATTTAAGAAGTTTAGCCCTTCAAGACCGTTTTCAAACTTAGCTGGAACTCGGGATGGTTCTACGTGATTAGGATTAACTTGTTGCTTGCTGACATAACTGCTATAAAACCCGCTTAGTGCTGGAGTAAAGACAGCGTAGTCATGATTCTTCTTACTTAGATCTATCTTGTTTGTCATATAGTTCTGCCTTGTTATCTAATATATTTTATTATATGATTATTTAGACGATTAGTCAACATTAATATTGATCTTGCTAACATCAGGATATGTCTTTAATTGTGATTTCTTGTTGGGCAATTCATCCAAATGTTGCATCATATCAATGCCTTTCGCAGCATCTTCTAGTCGCATGTTGTAATGGTAACCAATAAACCAACTTTTTTGGCTTTGCCAAGGCGAATGTTCGTTAACTATACGGCCATCATACGCCATTGGTTTAAGAGAAAAGTAGTCTCCTCTTTTATCGAGTAGTATAGCACCGCCGTGGCCAATAGCCAAACGTTTGTCCCAACCAAAGCTCACACATTGCTGGCGGCCTGGTACGTACATGTCTTTGTCAAACGCTCTTGCACTATCCCAGATATTAGTAGGAGCAATTCGATACTCATAATCCCAATTAACTTCTTTATCCCAATATATGCTAAGTCCTAACTTATGCATAGTCATTGGTATACTAATATAAGTTTGGTGTGGCAGTATAATTGGTCCTTTATATTTTTGATGTCTTAAACATAACTCTATAGCATGCGTACAACTATCTGTTAGTACAACATACGGCGCACCAGTATATTTGCTTATCATTGCTTCAAATTTGTCTAATACGTCAAAATTCATCTTAGATGTCCTGTTATTTGTAATGTGTAACGATCTTCTAAACCAATATTAGCTGCCATGTGCTTAACGTCGCCGAACCACCAAACATAGTCGCCTGCTTTCCAATGAGTAACTGGGTTGCCACTAATCTCAAAATAGTGACCACTCTGCCAATCTTCTAAGAATACAACTACCCGTTTAATGTTGTGTAGTTCGCATCTAAACATCTCTCTGTATCTTGTGTATATATCGCCATGCATTGGGAGAATAACTCCGGTACCCATACGATAATAACTTGTTCCAATATCATATACATTGTATTTCTTATAGAACCAAGAAACAATTTCGTCATTCCATGTAGGTTGTAGGCCACGCATGTCACACATTGCACCAGTGTAGTGGCTATCTGGGTGAACGTATCCTTGATCTTTCCATAGTTTTAAATCATCTGGGTTGTTAAACTTTTCCTGAATATAGTCTAATCCGATATACTCATTGTCCCAGAACGGCTCCATACGACCTAGACCCCATTTATCAGTGATCACGAGTATTTCCGTAATGTATTACTTTAACGTAATCACTGTTTTTAGGAAATTGTCTCCATGGATCAACAATGACACATTCTGGATCTAACTCACAATATAATCCACTAACGGTTTTTTGTTGTGAATATGGATAATACTTGTAAGTTGTATTAGCACTATGGGCTAATAGTACAACTGCTTGGAATGGACCAGGATCAGGATGGGTAAATGGATCAACTAGGATTGGTGGTCTTCCAGCTTCGTTAAGGTAATGTGCTACTAGTAAACTATAACTTCCGTCTACGTATTCTACTCCTGGCTTATATGCTACCCCGTGAATCAATAAAGGCAAGTCATATTTCTCTGCTTGCTCTAGTAGAAACTTAGCCATATTCTTTGCTTGTTTTTCTCTAGCAGTCATAATGCTATCAAACAAATCGTACCCTAGATCTAATTCTTGTGCCATCCAGCGTAGTGCAATATTATCTCTTGGATGGCATGCTCCGCCATCGCCCATCCCTGCTGTCATATACTGTGGACCCATAATACGTTGTGTACTACGGGCAAGTGCATCAGTGACTATGTCAACATCCATGTGTCCAATTTTTAATGCAACGTCTTGAATCATATTAACTAGGCTTAGTTTAGCACTAATAAATGTATTATAGAATATCTTAATACTCTCAGCTTCTTCATATGTACCTACTACACACCTTGGATGATTTTGCATAATGCTTCCATAGAACTTAGTTAATACCTCAACATCATCAGATGGTTTAACCGGATGGCTGTATCCAAGTCCAGTTTCTGTTCCGATAATAATCATCTCAGGATTAACCATGTCCCACGCAACACTTCCCATAGCAATTAAGTATGGATTGTATACAAACCTTGCTTGTGTAATAATAGGTGCAAGTTCTCTGCGCACTGTGCCAGGCAGTACAGTACTAATTAATACAACAAGAGTATTTTTGTCTGCATAATCATTTACTTCTGCTAACACCTGTTTTACGGGATCGTAGTCAAAATCTTTGTTTGGCAAGTGTGAAGTGGGCTTACTGCCATCGTAATCAGGATGATGAGGCGTTGGAACTGCCACAAAGACAATGTCTTTATCTCTGGTTGCTAATTCTAAATCAGTAACAATATTAATCTTAGTACTAGTTCGGTCATATATATCGTATCCAGATACTTCGTGCTGGTCTGCCATTGCTTCGGCACAAGGTAATCCTAGTTTTCCTAAACCAATAAATCCTATCTTCATTAAATTATCCTTGAATAAGCTGATCTATTCCTGCAAATACATCAATGCTGGGTTTATACCCCAGTTCTAATTTCGCTTTGTCTACACACATCGTTCCACGTTTGGGGTAATCCATGTCTGCTAATTCCACTTTAACTGTGCCACTGCCAACTTTCTCGCAGATATACTTGGCGACATTTTCTAAATGGACTGCATTGCCGTAACTAATATTGTACACTCTGTTTTCAGTGGAAGACATTCCTAGTATAATACCAGCAACAACGTCATCAACGTGTGTAAAATCAAGTTGATTGCTATGGCCTTTTACTGTGAGTGTTTCGTTGTTACGTGCTCTTTCGATAAAGAAAGGCATTACTCTTCTGGGGTCATCGTTTGCCCCATACACTGCCGTGGGCCTAATAATAGTCCAATAGTCGTGTAGTTCACGGACAATACCTTCGCCTGCTAGTTTAAGTTGCCCGTACAGGTCAATAGGAGCCTTGGCACTATATTCATGGACGCTATCACTATCCCAATTACCATAAACCATGCTACTGCTGATGTATGTAAAATGTGCCTGTGGATAGTTAATTAGACTATTCATTAGACCGCTTGTCATAGTTTTAATGGCTTCTTTTGGGTTTTGTTTAACAGCCTTAAGATTAGCCTCTGCCGCTAAAAATACAACATGACTAAAGTTAACGTCAGTGATAAAACTGTACTCATTGTTAATATCTCTATTAGACTTTTTGTCTACGACACTTACAAAATGCCCTTGATCGGTTAATTTTTGTTTAAGATGTGTGCCGATGAATCCATCGCCACCAATAAGCAATACTTTTTTGGTCATGTGGTTTTTCCCATCAATCCTACTAGTAATTTACTCTCTTCATTACGGAAGCATAAGTTAAGTTTGTCTGATCCCATGCCTTCCCACCACCAATCTTTCTTGTAGATTAGACCATGATTTCCTAAATAATTAGAAACAGAAGCCAACGCATCCACAGAAGTGTATCCAGCGTTTAACGCACCGCCTTCTTGAGGAAGATGATTTGGGCGATCACTAAAATCACTTATGGATACACTTACTGTGTGATGGAACATTTAGTAGGACCGTGGACCAAATATATTGGCTCCACAGAGTTTAGCATCGCGCATCCAGTTATTACTGATACGTTTGCCATCTTTAAGTAGCCTATACTGCTGATATGTTACGTCTTCTGTATTGTATAAGGCAGCCTCATTATAAGGGTGTCCAAATACTTTGCAAAAACGCAAGTAGTCAGCTAAGTCGTCGAATACTTTCTTAGTTTGAGTTGTCATTTTACATGTCTTTCATGTATTGGGTTAACGAGCCGTTCTCGCCATCTTCACTTACATCAATAATAACGTCCCGGCTCGGATAACGTTCATTAATTTGTAAATATAGATCATCGCTGATCATTTCACAGCTTTTAAAATCTAGTGCAAGTATACCACTATCCGCATACAGGGACTCAAGCCAACGTTTAAATTGGATAAACTCAATGTCACGATCGTCGTGGAATACTTCTATTGATACCTTAAATTTAAAAATATGTCTATGAACATAACCTAAAAAACTTACATCATATTCATCGCCAGTTGCTAAACGAGGATCGTCTAACGCTGCCGGGTATTTATGCAGGCCTTCTTTCTGAAATGTAACCCAAATCATTTTCTTTGCTTTTAACATTTTAGTTTTAAGTGCCTCTTCTCGCATCTTGTCTAGTATAAATTCATCATGTCCCATTTGAGTATCTCTCTTTAATGTAAGGTTGTATCTACGTCCAAAGACTCAGCTTCGTATGGCTTAACGTCTGCAGATGTATCTTGGATTGTTTCCATCATCCTGTTAAATTCATCTTCGCTTAGTACTGTTTTATACAAACGCATTGCTTGTCCTAGCAATACACTTGCTACTGCTATTACAGAATACTCGCCTGCTAACCGCATGTTTACTTCAAATGACTTGTTAAACAACTCGTCTAATTCTTTTTTATCCATTTTAATTCTCCCAAATTGAGGCATAATAGCCTTTTCCTGTTGTGTCTCCGCCGTTATTATCAACATCTTCGCCAGCGTACTCTGTAAGTTCTAACATTGTATCACCATTTGGGTTCAATGTCAAACAAAATTTAAGTTTTGTTATGTCAAGGTCGCCTTCAGTCTCAATTAAATAGTCACCAAATGTGCCTTTTTCGCTACTAAATCCTGTAAATCCATACGCAGAATTCTCACCTACTTCTTCTTCATCTAACTCATCACATACTGGGTTGTACTTTTCTTGAAAATCATTAAAACTTTGATCTACTACTTCGGTTATAGTTTTAGCATCATATTCTGGGCTATCAACCTCAGTAATAGTAATATAACAACTATCTACAGTTACAGCATTATCATGATACAAATCATCGAGTTCGTTCCAGTAACCAAGGAACCTCTTGTCAGCATCGTCAAAGACAGGATTTTCATCAGTCTCATCCCAGGGATCATCAAAAGCATGCGCAATGATGTCACTTTCTTCTAGATCTTTCCAAAAGTCGTATTGTTCTTTAGTAAGTGTTCCGCATACTGTTTCGCCACCATATCCAGAAAGTTGTACTGTAAAATATCTCATCACGGTTTTCCTAAGAGTTATCGTAGTTGTGGAAGTCAAATGTTTCTTGAGCTTCCAATTCGCTGCGTTCAAGTTCGACAAGATCGTCTTTTATACTGAGCTTCTTTCGCTTTAATTCTGCTAGGTGTGATGCTAGTTGGACCTTTTGGGGAGATAATTGAAGTTCAAGTTCTAGTTCTGTAGTACTAGCATCTAATCTTGCATGTTGTTCAATTAAGAAGTTTATCCTGTCTCTGTTGTTCATAAACTATCCTCCGCTAAGTTAGTTCGTAAATTGTTCATACTGGTTAATAGGAATGTTGATCCAAGCATATTTCAGCGTTGGATCAACTTTCATAGCATAAGACGTGGGACGAAAAAAATTAACCATTACTTGCTTTGTGCAGGCAGTAGATACCTATAGCTACCTAGTCCACTGTCAACAGTAATCTCAGTTACGCCATCATCACTGATCTTGTAATCAATATCACCACCGAGACTTAGGATCTTGCTAACTTGATCAACAGGCCAAGCCCATCCGCGATCTACTTTGCCGCCAACATCATG